CTATTACTTCAGTAGTAGCTAGTGGTGCTTTAACAGGTGCTATTACAGTTGGTTTCAGTTATCTTGGTGTTGCTTCTAATGCAATTTATCAATTAAAATCAAACTATAATGCTTTTCCAAAGGGTGAAACACCAGCTACGTCTAACAAAAACTTAGCTAATAATATAAACATTCCAGCTAGATCAAGAATAGTTGACTGGAGAGTTCATATACCTATATTGTTTAATATGGCTGGAGCATCTACAATTGGTTTTGGAACTACGTCTTTTAATAATGCGAACACTCCAACTCTTGATGTAGATTACTTTTCACCAAGTAACGCAGCTAGTTTAAAAACTGCTGCAACTTTAAATTATGCCGAAGATTTCGGTACGATTACACCTGCAATGGCAGAAAACTATGCAGATGTTTCTAACTCAGATTTAGATGCCGCAATCGGTAATTCTATAGTGGGTATTGATAAAGAAGTTATTATGTTTGTTAATACTGCAGCAGGAGCAGCACCAACATCAGGTGATGCAATTATTACTGTAGAATATTTACAATCTGTAAATAGCGTAAGAGGAAACTAATAAAATTTAACTAGGGCCCTTCGGGGCCTTAGTATAAATTAGGAGAAAAAAATTATGGCAATGACAAGTCCAAAGGCACAAACATTATTTACAGCAGCAAGCGCTGCATCAATCGCAGCATCACAAACTACTGCAGGAGCAACAGCACTTGTTTTAACAGCTGGTGCAACAGCAGGTACATTTGCAACTTTAGGCCAATTTACATTTGGAATGAAAATAACAATAACTTCAGGTGGAGATGAGTCTGATGTTGATTTTGCAATTGTAGGAACTAATTTAAGTGGTGCAGCAGAGAGTGAAACATTAACAGGTCCAAATAATGCTACAGTTACATCTGTTAAATTTTATAAAACAATTACATCTATTACACCTAACGGTGCAGTAGGAAATGCTATTACAGTAGGAAATGCTGTTTCAACAACAGGTTCAATTGCAACTTTTGCAGGCAGAACTAGATTAAGAGGATTGTTTGGAACTACTGCAGCAACAGCTGACGTAGTAACTAGTTTTCATAACGGAGTTAATACTTCTGAAACTAGAACGTTTGTAGTTCATAATCCCTTAGCAGCTAAAACTTTTATTAATCCAGCAGATCCGCCAGAAGGTATTTTATTTAAAGATGGCTTAACAGTAGATATGCCTAACAATAGCTTCTTAAGTTTAACGATCTACTACGACGGTTAGGAGATATAGATGCCTAATGTTACCTCAGGATCTTATTTATTCGATAAGAACTACGAGATTGATCAAATTATTGAAGATGCTTATGAACGTATCGGCTTTCAAGGTGTCTCTGGTTATCAATTAAAATCTGCAAAAAGATCTTTAAATATTCTATTAGCTGAATGGGGAAATAGAGAGTTACATTATTGGGAAGTAGCTAATCAAAGCATGCCTTTAGTTAATGGTGTAGCAGTTTATAATTTTTTTCGTGAAACAACTGATGGAACACAAACAAGTAGAATAAGTACAACTCTATCAGCGGCTATAACTTCTACAACAGCTACAACTGGAATAACTTTAACTTCCATTGCAAATCTTCCTACATCAAGTCTTAGTTTAATTATAGTTGATAATGAACAAATAGCTTATCATGGTATTTCTGGAACAGAATTAACTGGAGTAGTAAGAGGAGTTAATAGAACAACAGCTGCAACACATAATAACAGTGCAACAGTAAATCAATTTGTAAGTGGTATGGATGATATCTTAGAAGCTAGTTACAGAAATGCTTCTAATGTTGACGCACCTTTAACAAAAAGAAGTAGATCACAATACCAAGCTCTTTCTAATAAAACAGATACAGGAACACCAACTCAATATTTTGTAGAAAGATTTATTGATAGAGTTACAATGACTTTATATTTAACACCAGGATCTTCACAAGCTGGTCATCATATTAATTTTTACTATCAAAAAAGAATACAGGATGCAGGTGTTTATTCAAACGCTGCTGATGTGCCTTATAGATTTGTACCTTGTATGACAGCAGGTTTAGCTTTTTATTTATCACAAAAATACGCACCACAAAGAACTCAAGAATTAAAACTTTATTACGAGGATGAATTAAAAAGAGCACTAGCAGAAGATGGTTCTTCATCTAGTACATTCATAGCACCTAAAACATATTACCCAGGAGTATAATGACTGCATTTGCATCAGGAAAATACGCATTAGCTATCTCAGACAGATCGGGTATGGCATTTCCATATAATGAAATGGTCACAGAATGGAATGGTGCATTTGTTCATTTTACAGAATTTGAACCTAAACAACCACAACTTGATCCCACACCAGCTAGTGCTGATCCTCAAGGTTTACCACAAGCTAGACCTGCACGAACAGAATTTCCAACAGAAGATTTTTTACCTTTAAATCCAATTACTACTACAGCTACAAACACAAATTTAAAAATAGATTTTCCAAACGGAGCATTACAAATTAATGATTTTGTTAGACTTAGAAATATAAAATCTCCAGTAGGAGGAGTACCCGTTGTTACTGGTGCTGCAGGTCCTGCATTAGAATTATCTACAACTTTAGATACAGCGGCTACAGCTGCTGACACAACAATTACAGTACAAACAGGAACACATTTTCCAACTACTGGTTTTCTTATGATTGAAAAAGTAAATGCAGTTTCAGGTTTATTTGAAAATGAAGTTATTGAATATACCGGAAGAGCTGGAGATAATCTTACAGGCTGTACTAGAGGGACATCTGCTCCTTACAGAGGATCATCACCTACACAAACAGGAGCTACTACTCATCCTATCGGAGCTAAAGTTTTTGGTGCTTATAGAGTTATTTCTTTAAATGAATCACAAGTTCAAGGCACTGGTCAACCTGAATTTATAACTCAGTTTGATGGTGTAAATGTTACATTAGCAGGTAATGCAACGTCAACAGAAACAGGGGGCGGTTTTCAATGTACAATCGGACCCTTAAATGATAGAGCTTAATTATGAGTGGAATTTCTAAATACACATACGCAACATTAGTCACAGCTATAAGAGATTATACTGAAGTTGATGTTAATGTTTTAACAACAACTATTGTTGATGGTATTATCATGGCTGCAGAGAATAGAATTTTCTATGATGTGCCTATGGACTCAGACAGATTTGTGCAAGAAGGAACTTTATCAGCAGACAATAATTCTATTAATGCTCCAGCAGGAGCTTTATTTATTAGAGGAATAGAAGTATTTGATTCAACAGCTGCAACAACTGGCCCTGGTCAGTGGTTAGAGAAAAAAGATCAAACTTATCTAACAGAGTATTTAGACAGAAAGACAGGACCTGGAGGCTTTGGAACAACTGGAACAGTTGTAACAGGCAAACCTAAGTATTACGCTATGTTTGGTGGTGCTACAGGAAGCACGGACACAACTTCAGGAGCCATGTATTTTGCTCCTACACCGGATCAAGCCTATAAATTTAGAATATATTATAACAAAATGCCCGTGGGTCTGGGATCAGGGAACGATGGTAATTCTAATACCTATATTAGCACTTACTTCTCACAAGGCTTATTATATGCCTGTTTAGCTGAAGCTTATGGATTTTTAAAAGGTCCAATGGATATGTTGACATTGTATGAAGGAAAGTATAAAAATGAGATACAAAAATTTGCAGGAGTACAATTAGGTAGACGAAGAAGAGATGACTACACGGATGGAACAGTTAGAATTCCAGTCAAATCACCTTCACCCTAAACTAGGAGAAAAAAATTATGGCAATAACATCAGCAGTTTGTAACAGTTTTAAAACACAGATTTTAACAGCAATCCACAATTTTACAAATGGTGGAAATACTTTTAGACTGGCTTTATACACAAGTTCAGCAACATTAAATAAATCAACAACAACTTATATTACAGCTAACGAAGTAGCTAACGGAAATGGTTATACTACTAAAGGTGCAGCGTTAACAAACGTAACACCGGCTTTATCTGGTGATACAGCGTGTTGTGATTTTGAAAATATATCTTTTACATCAGCTTCTTTTACGACTAGAGGATGTTTAATTTTTAATGATACAGCAACCAATGATCCTGCAGTTTGTGCGATAGATTTTGGTGGAGATAAAACTGTATCTTCTGGAACTTTTACAATTCAATTTCCAACAGCAGACGCATCTAACGCAATCCTTCGTATAGCATAGGGGTAAATCCTTATGTCGGTAACTAAAACCTTCACAGTAACAGTC